GCGAAGACCGCCTGGCAGACCAGCGCAAGGCTATCGGACTCTAACCCTTCAATTGGCCGGCACGCCTACCCGCACCGGCCCTTTTTCACTGACCCAACGGAATGCGCACAATGGAAATCAAAGACACTGACCAGGCCCAGAACGAAGTCACCATCGCTGAACCCAAGGCACTGCCGCCCCATTCTGTGATGCTGGACGAACCGATCAAGCGCGGCGCCCAGACCATCGACGTGATCACCCTGCGCAAACCAAAATCCGGCGAGCTGCGCGGCCTGAGCCTGCAGGAAATCCTGCAGCTGGACTTCAACAGCCTGCAGAAGCTGCTGCCGCGCATCAGCACACCGACCCTGACCGAGCAGGACGTGGCCAATATGGACCCGGCCGACCTAACCCAGCTGGGTGCCGAGCTTGTCGATTTTTTCGTGCCGAAGCAGCGCAAGGACGACGCCTACCTGACAGCGTGAACGAAGCCATGGCGGATATTGCCATGGTGTTCGGCTGGCGGCCCTGCGACATGGCCGACATGGAACTGACTGAACTGATGGACTGGCGGGAGAAAGCCCGCAAACGCTGGGAGGGCGACAGCTGACACCCCCAGCAGCATGCGCGAGGATTTGTTATGATGATCTCAACCCCCCACAGGATGCACCCGCATGGACACACTGATCATCTGGGCATTATTCGCGCTTCTGGCCCTCATGGCACTGGGCGCCATTTACGGTATCGGCTCCGTCCTCGGCGCCGTCCTGCGCAGCCCGTTCAGGAAGCAAACCCGCAACTGATTCACCGAGAGGCGCGCCGTCATGGCGGCGCGTGATCTCCGTGTCCAGCTCATTCTGGACACCATCAACAGGGCCAGCGCCCCTCTACGTGCCATTACCCGCGACACCGACAGCACATCGGAAGCACTGAGAGCCTCACAGGAACGGCTCAAGGCGCTGAAACGGCAGCAGCAGGACATCAGCAGCTTTCGCCGCCTGCAAAACGCGACCCGCGACAGCGGCAACGCCCTGCGTGAACAGCAGCAAAAAGCGGCGGCACTGGCCAGGCAACTTCGCAATACCAGTAACCCCTCACGGAAATTGCAACGCGACTTTGAACGTGCAACCGAGTCTGCCCGGAAACTGAAAGCCGCACACCAGAACAACGAGCACCGTCTGCAGCAACTGGGCAACCAGCTGCGAGAAAGCGGCATTCGGACCCAGAACCTGGATCGCTACCAAAACCGCCTGAACCGACAAGTCAGCCAGGCCAACAACGCCATTGAAGAACAAAAGCGACGACTGGAAGCCCTGGCCCAGGCACAGCGACGGCTGAACGAAATCCGCGCCCGTGCAGACAACACCCGTAACAATGCCATGACACTGGCTGGCCACAGCACGGCGGCTCTGGGCAGTGGTGCTCTGGCCCTGCGTGGCATGAGTGGCCTGATGGCTCCGGTGGTTGAAGCTCAAGCCAGCGGCTCACTGATCGCCGCACGCCAAGGGCAAGACAGCACCCAGGCAAAAGGCTATAGCGACATCATTAACGCCATCAAGGCCGGCGGCAGCATGGCCGAGGTGAACGAGATTGCAAACGCGCTGGACGGAGCGGCCTCAGCCTTTGGCCAGCTGGGTGACACCAGCGCCGCCGAGCTGCAGCGCATCACGCGCCACGCCCTGAACCTGTCCAGCACCTTCGGTACCGACACCACCGAATCCATTCAGATGGCTCAGATCATGTTGCAGAACGGGCTGGCCGGCAGCGCCGATGAAGCCTTCGACCTGATCACCGGCAGCATGCAGAACGTCACCGCCCAGATGCGGGGCGAACTGCCCGAGATACTGCACGAATACAGCACACACTTTCGGGGCATGGGGTTCAGCGGCCGAGAGTCCATGAATCTGCTGGTCAAGATGGCAGCACAGGGCAAGTTCGCCCTGGACAAGACCGGTGACGCGATCAAGGAGTTCTCGCTGCGCGGTTCAGATATGTCCAAGGCCAGCGTTGAAGCCTACGAGCTGATTGGGCTGAACGCCGAGCAGATGTCGGCCGCCATTGCTTCGGGTGGCGATGATGCACACAAAGCCCTGCAGAAAACCGTGAAAGGGCTGTTGGCACTGGACGACCCGGCCGAGCGCGCCAATACCGCCATCGCCTTGTTTGGCACACCCATAGAAGATCTGGCTATCGACCAGATCCCCGACTTCCTGAAAGCCCTGGGCGGCGCCAAGGACGTACTCGGCGACACCGGAGGTGCCGCCGCCAAACTCGGTAAGCAGCTGCGCAACGACCTGCAGGGCGATCTGGGCAAACTGTCTGGCTCATGGTATGAACTGAAAACTCAGCTGTTCGACAGCGAAACCAGTGGACTGCGGGATATCACCCAACAGCTGACCGGCGTTATACGGCAGGTGACCGGCTGGGCACGCGAGAACCCGGAACTGGCCGCCACCCTGGTGAAACTGTCAGCAGGCCTGGCCGTGCTGATCACCCTGTTCGGTGCCTTGGGGCTGGCCGTCAGCAGCGTGATGTTTGGCTGGGCCGGGCTGCTGAAACTCGCCCCGGCGCTGGGCCTGTTCAAATCCTTCATTCCGGTGCTGTTCACCCTGGCCAAGTCAGCCCTGCCACTGGTTGCCGGCGGCATCAAAGCCATTACCGCCGCGCTGGTCGCCAACCCGATCGGCGCGGCCGTTGCCGCCATAGCCGGTGCGGCCTATCTGATCTACCGCAACTGGGAGCCCATCAAGGCGTTCTTCTCAGGCCTCTGGCAACAGGTGAAAACCGCATTCAATGGCGGCATCACCGAGGTAGCCGCATTGCTGGCCAACTGGTCGCCCATCGGGCTGCTGTACAAGGGCCTACGTGCAGGCCTGGGTATGCTGGGCATTGAGCTGCCGGCACAGCTCAGCGACGCATTCAGCCTGGCATTGGGGGCCGCTTCAAACGTGTTGCTCAACTGGAACCCGATCAGCCTGCTCTATTCGGGTATTCAGAAGGGGCTCAGCGCACTTGGCATCGAACTGCCGGCACAGCTCAGCGACGCATTCAGCCAAGCACTGGGGGCCGCCTCAAACGTATTGCTCAACTGGAACCCGGTCAGCCTGCTTTATTCGGGCGTTCAGAAGGGGCTCAGCGCACTGGGCATCGAGCTGCCGGCACAGTTCAGCGAATTTGGTGGCAACATCCTGCAGGGGCTGATGGACGGCATTACCAACATGCTGCCGAAGGTGCAGGAGAAAATCAGCTCCATCGGTGAATCGGTATCCGGCTGGTTCAAGGGCGTGCTCGGCATCCACTCCCCCAGCCGTGTTTTTGCCGGGCATGGTGGTGATGTGATGGCAGGCCTGAACCAGGGTCTGACAGAACACGAAGGCGGCGTGATGGACAACGTGCTGGGCATCGGCAGCCGCCTGATCGAGCAAGGCAAAGCCATTGCCGGCAAGCTGAGCACCGCCCTGGGGAATCTGAAAAACAGCGCCTTGGATAAGCTCGACGCTGCCGGTGGCTGGCTGCGCGAGCAGCTGGGGTTTAACCAGCCTGAGCTGCAACCCATTGCCGCAGATAACGGCATTACCTTCGACAAGCAGCCTCCCCTGCAGGGTGCCGGCCGACAGCCACAGCCGATGGGCAATACGCTGAGCATCGGTGAGATACACGTACACGCCGCACCGGGCATGGATGAACACGCCGTTGCCCGCTTGGTGGCGTTGGAGATTCAGCGTCTGCAGGAGCGCCAAAGCGCCTCTACCCGCTCCCACTTCAGTGATGAGGACTGATTATGCTGATGTGTCTCGGCCAGTTTGTATTCGGCATTGATACCCTGAGTTACCAGCAGCTGCAGCGGCAGAACAGTTGGCGTTGGGCCGCCAATAATCGCGTGGGCCAACGCCCTGCCCGCCAGTACGTGGGCCAGGGTGACGACATCATTACCCTGAGCGGCTGGATTGCACCCGAACTGAAAGGCGACGCCACGGCCGTTGACCAACTGCGTATGCTGGCCGACAAGGGCGAGCCCCAAGTACTGGTAGATGCCACCGGTACCGTGTACGGCCTCTGGGTGATCGAAGGCCTGACCGAGACGGGCACCCTGCACCGCATCGACAGTAAACCCCGCCGCCTGGAATTTTCATTGACCATTGCCCGTGTGGATGATGACCAGATCGACCAAGCGGGCATGATTACCAGTGCTCAGGATCTGATGTGAAGAAAATAAAACCCAGCTACCGCCTGGTGGTAAATGGCCAGGACATCACCCCCAAAATCAACGGCCGCCTGGTCAACCTGACACTGACCGACGAACGGGGCGACAAGGCCGACCAGCTGGATGTCACATTGTCAGACTACGATGGCCGAATGCCTATCCCGCCACGCAGCGCCAAGATAGCGGTATGGATTGGCTGGGATGAACAACTGACCTACAAGGGCCTGTTCACCCTGGATGAAGCCACACACTCAGGCCCGCCCGATGTAGTGACGCTGCGTGCCCGCAGTGCCGATTTTATCAGCCCGCTGAAACAGAAACGGCAGCAAAGCTGGCACCAGAAAACACTGGGGGATATCCTCGCCACCATCGCCGGCCGCAGTGGCCTGAGCGCCGTTGTACACCCGTCTCTGGCTGGCCAGCTGGTGGAGCATATCGACCAGACCGACGAATCTGACCACAACCTGTTGTTGCGCCTGGGGCACCGTTGGGATGCCATGCACGCCATCAAGAACGGCAAGCTGCTGTTCGCCCCCGCCGGCGACGGCAAAACCGCCAGCGGTGCCGCACTGCCAGGCACGACACTGATTCGCAAACAGGGCGACACCCACCAATTCACCGCCACCGATCGGCCCAACAACTACACCGGGGTGCAGGCACATTGGCACGATGTGAACACCGGCCAGCAGATGACCGAAACCGCCGGCAGTGGTGCCACCGCCAAGGTACTCCGGCACCCATACCCCACCCGCGCCGAGGCTGTTGCCGCCGCTGCCGCCGAATGGCGCGCACTCAACCGTGCACTGTCAAAGCTGACCATTCACCTGGCCAAGGGCGATGCAGGGCTCTTGCCGGAGATACCGGTAACAGTGGCGGGCTATAAGCCGGAGATTGATGGCACAGACTGGGTGATGGAGCGCGTGGTTCACTCGCTGAATGACTCAGGGTTTACCACGCGGGGGGAAATGGAGGTTAAGGGGTGAGGATGAATAATCAGCCAGTTGCTACCTTTGCCGCAGGCCTAAAGCCTATCCTCACTTCAAACCCACATGCATCTGCATAGCGACGGATGGTTTCAAGCTTTGGTGATTTACCACTTTTTTCAATACGGCAGACATTACTTTTGGCGGTGTGCATACGACGCGCAACTTCTTCCTGTGTCAGCCCAGCCGCAGTCCTCATGCTGATCAACTCATTGATCAACTCGAACTCCGGTGCCAGCGCATCATACTCTCGCTTAACCGCTTCATTTTGAAATGCTTTTTCTTTGAGGTTCTGAAGACTCATTTTTTAACCTCCTTCATTCTGTTACGTGCCAAGTCCAAGTCCTTTTTGGGCGTCTTTTGGTCTTTCTTGACGAAAGCATGCAGGATTTGAACACTCTGACCATCCATGTAGCAATACAGGCCCCTGCCTAATCCTTCTTTGGCTTTCGCCCTAATCTCGAAGAGCCCATCTCCCAACGATTTCGTGTGAGGCTCACCAAGATTCGCTCCGTGCGCTTCTATCATCTCAAGAAGGTGGATCATCCTGGCCTGTATTTTTTCAGGCATCTCAAGTATGGCGGCTTCGACACCTGCGTAAAAATCAATTTCCCAAGCCATTCAACCTCCCGTTGAGTACATTGTTATCATAATTGATAACCGCCCCAAGTCAAGCAGCACTCAACCTATCCATCAGCCTCGACACATCCAGCCCAGGGCTGGCCACAAACAACTCTGTGCCCTTCCGCTTCACTGCGACACTGTAATTCAGGCTGAAGAGATACTGTTCAAAGCGTTCGTACATCTTCCGTATCTCATCCGCATTGTCATAGGTGAGCACCCACGGGCGGTCCAATGCTTCAATCGCACGTGCCAACATCTCGTGGTCAGCATGCTCGTAGAAGTTGGTGTAGAGGGTGGAACCCTTCATGTAATACGGTGGGTCAATGCAGTACAGGCTGCGCTCAGGTAGAACTTCGTTGGTATGCTGGATGAAATCGATGGCATCCAGATTGTAAAGGTGAATCCGGTGCTTATACTTCTGGATGCGGCGGATCTTGTCTGCCAATGCCACCTTGTTAAAGCGACAGTCAATCTTGTAAGCACCGTCTTGCTTCTTACCACCAATGACACTGGCATTACGAATAATGCCAGAGCGGTTGGTACGGTTTAGAAAGAAAAGAGCAAACCCCATCTCCAGTACGGTAGAGGGTGTTTTCTCGTTATAAATATCACGCTGCCGATGCCATTCATCTAGTGTGACGGGCGTAGTCATCATCATATCGATGAAGTTATCTGAATCATTCAGCACCGAATGCCAGAAGCTCCAAATACCGCGATCAATATCGTTTACGTGTATTTCATGCACTACGCTTCTAAATAAAAGCGAAAGTGCAAGGCCACATCCACCGGCGTAAGGTTCGGCATAATGCCCACGATCCAATCCATTTTCATGGATTAATGTAGACATCATATCGAATATTGCTGTTTTACCACCGGGATATCTCAGTGGTGAAGGTGTCGTAGCCATATAAACCAATCAATAAAAAATTTTTACATATTATATTATTTTTTTGAAATTTCCGAAAGCATATAATCGATAATTTCTTGTATATTATCCCAAGCTTGTTTCAGCCTAATATGATCAGGATAAATTTTAGCATGAGCATTCAAGCCAAGTGTCAACGGCGACAATAAATGCTTTTCATCAGAAGCTATCCTTTTCAGCTCTTGTAAGGCTGAAAGCCGAGGCTGTTTAAAATCTGATTTATTTTTTTGCAAGTACTGAACAATTTTATCAATCAATACGTGTTTTTTACCAACTGAAGATGACTTCTCCCTCATAACATCTTCGAAAAATGCCTCATATATATTTTCTAAAAATGCACGAGTTAATAACGAAACTGCCAATGGCTGATCCTCAGCACGAATTGTCTTCATTTCATTAAAAACACGCCTTAAGTGCGGGCTATCAATCCTCGGCCTAAAGTCATGCGGCACCACATAGTTTCGCTGATCAGGGTTTCTACGTTGTCCAGGCTTCTTATCATTGCCTTCCGAGTTTGGGCCTGAGGAAGATTGACTGGCTGACTCTTCAACCTCTTCCTCATGCGTCGTCTGAGAGGAAACAACATTTATAGGCTCAGTAGGCTCAGTAGGCTCAGACAAGTTTTGAGAGCCAGGAACACCTGATATAGGGTCATTAAAGGACAAAGAGCTGCTTGATTCTACCCCGCTTTCACTTGAAGAGCTTGACTCCCTACTGACATCACTACCTGATGACTGCCGCGCGTACTTTGCTTCCTCTAAGTGACGACGGGCAACTCGGTCAGTAGGTGCTATTGATTGGCTAATCAACGTCTTTGCATAGGAAAGAAGAATTTCTTTATTAGCGCGAGAGTTAACAATACTCCTCTCATCAAGCAAGTCATCGCAAAAACGCTTTACAACAATGTTGAATTGGTCGATTGGAACATTTATCACGACATCTCGATCAGTAGATTTACTTACAATGCCCATAGTCTGCCTCAAGAATGGGTTCACCAAAAATCGAGATGCAGTAGTTAAAACGCCATTTTTTCCAGAATCAGAAATAAACCCTTTTTCAACACTATAATCTAGAATAGCCAAAGAGAGTGAATTCCGATCACTCTTGTTTAATCGTTCGTTATGGCGTGTTTTTTGCTCTGCATTCCACTTTTTCGTACCAATGCCATCTTGCAAACCTTCATGACGGCGCTCGATCCATAGATCACTATCTTCACGTGAATCAAAAACATGACATTCAATTTTTTTGGGAAACAACTTGCTTTTGTCCGCAAGTCGCTTGAAATATCGATACTCTCCAGATGGACTCTTTTCTGGATCATTTAGAAGAGTAAGTGCGCAGATACGCCTATTACCTTCAAGCACAACGTACTTATTCCCGGAGTCTCGCATTACAGCAATATTATCGAGGGGGCTCAGACTATTTTCGGCTATGTCTTTAGCAAGCTCTTTAACCTTCTCACTTCGAACTAAATACTCTATAACTTCAGCTTGATTTTTCATTTCCACATGCCGTGGATTCTCAAGATCCAGATAAATATCTAGTACGTTCAATTGTTTAGCTGTAGCCAAAGCCTAACCTCCTATTAACTGCTTTTGCTTTTATTACGCGCCCTGATGGTGAGACGTTACTAATTGGGCACGTTCCTGCTTTGCAACCGCGCGATAGTTTTCAAGCAAAGCGCGTTCATTACCATTGAGCGGCTTTGGGGTTCGGGTGCCTGAAACGACATACATGACATCGACCCCAATGGTAGATGCACGTGAAAGCATATCGCTGGGAAGCCCCTGACGGCCGCGGATTACATCGCGAATTCGCTGCGGGTGCGATTCACCCATTCGGCGAGCAGCCTCAGTGATCGGCATCCCCAGCTGCTCCAACTCTTCGGTAAAGCGCTGGGTGATTGCGGTCGATAAGTTATCGGTACAACGTCCCTGTTCCATATCCTCATTCCTTTTGGTTTAACCAGAAATCATCCCTGGTTGGTTTTTTTCTCTTGCCGCTGGCTGGACGACATCACTTCGCTGACTCTGAACACGGCCTCTCGCTGCTCATCACAGAGGTGGCGGTAGTTGTCCAATAGTGCGGTTTCATCAGGTTTCAATTTTTCCACGCCTGGCTTCTGAGCCCCTGTCAAAACGTAGAATATATCCACCCCTATTACCGATAAGCGCCCAACTAGCTCCGCTGGGCACTTCTTACGCCCAGCGACTACATCTTTGAGGCTTTGCGGCCCTGTATCGCCGATAGCACGTGACGCTGCAGCCAATGAGTAGCCACACCGCTCAATTTCTTCACGCAGTCTAACGTGTATATCTTCTACCGAATCACTTGACACGGTGTAATATTCCTACCATTATTCCCCACATGAACGGTTCACAACCGTTACCCATCGCCCTAACCGCCAAGTAAAGGACGAACAACCATGAACACTGAAACAACCGCTAACGCTGACAGCTCTGCCACATTCGACTGGGATCAGTTGAAAACCAACTACAACCCGTCACGTCGTATCCAAGCCATCGTTATTTCAGCAACGACAGCCGCTGCGAAAACGTCAGACCTTGGGGCCGAAATGCAAAACGACGGGCAGCCAGTGGGGTTCGCTCACAGCCACCCTTTCTACCGTAACGGGAAGGTTTGGTATCTCGCCCCGTTCAAAGCAGTGCACAAGCCAACCAGCCGTTTCTGGCCAAATCAAATTCTCGCGAATAAGAGCTTTGACGGCTTCACTGGCCTCCTCGCTGATCCAAGGCCAAACGATCAGGTCGGGACAGGAACCGAAGCTAAGTGCAAGAACGCCCCGGAACCCCGGGATATCCCGGTCCATCGCCACAAATGAAGCGTTACCTTCACGCTTCAGGTACTCAAGTATCGCGTCGCGCATTGCCGCTCCTTGGCTAATAGTCGTTCATAACCGTTATCAACAGTTAATAGGATTATACCCATGCCCGCCACTCCTGCCAGCCACCGTAAGCCAAAACGCGGCAACCATGTGCCGCTCACCACAATGCTCAAGCCTGAAGAGTTCGCCCAGGTTGAGGCACTGGCTTCTGACGAGGTTCGCTCCATGTCCAGCATGGCACGTCTCTTGGTTGCCGAGGCCCTTGAAGCCAGAGCTTCCCACACTGGCTCTTAATGTACGGCTATGGCCAGCGAAATCCACGGTGCATAACCGCCTCATACGGACATTGACATGAAGAAACAACACAAAGACCGGGGCGGCATTCTGTCCCCCCTGATGGCCTGCTATCACGCAGCCCATGACTACCCAGGCGGCTTGCCTGTGTTGGCGGTGATGATGAATAAACTGCCCGGCACGCTTCAAAAGAAGCTCAGCCCCAACCAGGACACGCATCAGCTATCACTGGAAGAAGCTGCTCACATCCTGCGCATCACTAAAGATGGCCGCATTCTGGACGCACTGGGCGCTGAAGGTGACGCCGTGTGGTTTCGCCCGGATGAGGTTCCCAGTATCCCCGCAGAGCTGGACATCCTCGGTAGCAGTACCTGCCTGATGAGCCGCTCAGTCGCTGTT